TTATGTAACTGACGCAGTTGGTTCATATGAAATCTATCAAGAGTTCATACATGAGAGACATGAAGATGATTTCTTAAATGGAGAAGACTACTAATGACAAACAAATTCACACCCGAACTTATCAGAGAACTTAAATCTTTCTTAGTTGAGAGAACAGTTGATAATATGTCAACAGAGGACTTAGTGGCATATGTCACAGCAGACCTTGATGACTTGTATAGTAACATGTCAGACGTTGAATTTCTTGATGATGCCCAAAACTATTGGGATGATAGTTTTGATGAAGTAGTCGAAGAGATCAGAGAGTATGCTGATTGTGACTTTAAAAAAGATAGAAGAGACGATTATCTTGAGAGTTTATCAGAGGGTAAAGATCATGATGACTATAGTAGCAAAGTTGATGCACTTGTGGATAGTATGGGTGTGACAGCTAAAGAAGTGTCTACTACACACACACGCAAGGACATGGATTTGTTATAATAAGTATATAACAAACAGAGGTCTTATGATTAAAGTCGGCACTAACGTCAAGTCAAAGATACATGATGATCTTACTGGTCATGTTGTGATTTGTGAACCAATCAACAACTATGCTGTTATTATGACAGACATCATTGAGTATGAAATGATGACAGTTGAGTGTTTCCTATCTGACTTGGAGGTTGTGAATGAAATTGATGAATTTATTGATTTAGCATCAGACGCTTTAAATGTTTTAAAGGAGGTGGCATAATGAAATTTATCCAAAGATACAAATCCCCAAAACATATTGGACTTGGCGAGAGTGTTCGATATGAGGGTAAGGACTATCTGGTTCTAATCAATTACATAGTTGGCGAAACTGATAAGCATGGTTATACACCAAAAGTCAATCGTACAATACTAATTGATGACAATGATCGCAAAGTTGTTGTCAATGATTACACAGAATTGGAGATCATATCATGAAATTCAATGTAACCGAAGTTGAGTTTGATTTCGATGATGATTATGCCAACGGATTCAAACTTACATTTGATGAGGAGATTGAATTAAGAGACCTTACACTTGGTGTATGGGATGCAGACAATGAAGATGACCTCATCGAAGAAATCACAGCAGCAGCAGGTTGGTGTGTACGAAACATAGATTACGAAATTCAATTAAAATGATGACAACAATTCCAACTTACGATTTCCCCCAGAGTCCAATCCTAATTATTGGATTCATAGGTATTCTATTCACACTTGTATTATTATACTTTGTGAACAGAGCATATTTCAATTCCCCACTCAATGAGGACAGAAAATGACATTTTCCACAGAACACAGAGTCACTCTTACAGAGGGAGAGATTGGGTACATTCTTTGTAACCTTGAAAAACAGTATGGTCATTTACTTGATGGAGAAATACCAGAGGAAGTACAAACCATTTTCAGTAAGTTAGAGGGTTCAGTTGATGCTTATTATGAAAAGGTTGAGAGAGCACAGGCAAAGCAACCAGTTGCCGAGTGGTAGAGACTTGATGAAAAAAGGGAAAGATGATATAATCTTAAATAATACAGAGCACACACACACATCGGAGAAACATGTCAAATCAAGTTGAGACTAACATCAAATACTGTATTGATGATTTGAATCTGAATGATGCCCAAATTGGGGAAATGTTAAGATGTATCGAAAAAATGGGTATTTCATCTGTTCAGTATTTTTGTGAAGAGTTTGTATTCACATGTGAGGATGAGGATGGAAATCATGATATGGATGCACTTGACCGAGTACATCATGATGCTTATCTGAATATTGCAGTATTCAATGGTATGTACTGGGAGTAAAAAACTCATGGACGAAACCAACACATATCACATATATCTCAAGGATCGTTGTTTATTCAAGAACTTGGATGAGGACGAATTTCGAGTCATATGGGGTCGTTTATATCATTCTTATTGGGATGACATCACATTCTCCGTCGTGGAGGAAACAAAAGATCAATCTGATCTGGAACATTCTTATTGAACTATGCTACAACTTATTACTATCATTTCGATCATTGTGATCGCATCCGCACTCATTGTACTTAAGGTTTACAACCCACATTAATTATGGTAAAATATCTGTATATTATTGATTATTGGGTTCCGTTTCCACAGTCTGAATACGGAGGTCTTATAAATGTAATAGCAGAGGACGATGCAGAATGTTATAACATTTTGTGTTCCGAAGAACAGTTCGATGAGAACTATAAACATGCCGTTCTACCCGCAATTCAGAAATCCGAAAAACTTGAATTAAAGGATGAATATGAATCAGGTATTATTGATGCTTTTTTAACTTAGGTACAAATCATGACAAATGAACAATTATACAAAATACAGGAGTATGTAACGACTGGATGGGAAGACATACTTGCAGAGGACGGAAGTATTCAGAACTACAGTAAGGAGGATTGTGATAAACGATTGAGAATGTATCTGAACTCAGGCATTAGTCCTAATCGACTTCGTGCGATTAAGGTAGGATAATGTACGAACCTCAGGTCAATGACTATGTGGTATGGACAACAGCACTGGGAATGAAACATGAGGGATGGGTATACTTTAAAGGAGATTCGATTGACAATGAAAAGAGAGTCAAAAATGGATGGAATCCTGTCTCCCAGTATATTACTATTGAAATAAGTGTCAGACCCAAATCGGATGTTGCAAGAGGAGATCCACATAAGATGGTACATACATTGCTTATATGTTATAGGGAAAATTGGCATGAATTGAAATTTGTTAAAAAAAGAACAAATAAGATGTGTGAGCACTATTCACAGTATGATGATGTATATGGTAGGCATGCGTAATGAGTAAGGAGGAATTTCCTAGTATAGGAGAACAGGGAAAGAACTTGGCAAAGTTTACTGTCAAGGTAGTAAAGGATGTTGTCATTAATACTGGATCGGATAATGAGGGAGGTGTATTTGTTAGTGATGCAAAGAATAAAGAAAGATGGGATATATGTAAGAAGTGTGAACACTATAGTATCAGACAGAAAAGATGTAAACAATGTGGTTGTTGGTTAGAATATAAGATTAAGTTTAGTGCTAGTGAGTGCCCTATTAAAAAGTGGTAAATTATGTTGACTTATCTTCCAAGTAGAATGAATAAAGGAATTGATCTTATACACATTGATATGAGAACTATGGAACAGAAATGGGATAGTATTAATCGACAGTTAAAGTTTAGATTACATGCTAATTATTGTATTGATACTATATGGTATTTGAATGATGAGTAAGAATAATGGTAAGAGAAATATCATACTTGTACTGGTAATCACAGGTATGATAAGAGTATTATTTGTTGCTGGTAGTATGGGTGCAGTCATTTGGTGTAGATATACTAATTGTGTAACGAATGATACAGAATTGATTGAAAAATAGGTTTTAAATACATTTATAAATATAAAACTGCTTTTTATTTGGATAGTATAGGGTAGTATCTTTTTAGGCAAGGTAAGTATGTTTTATGTTGTTTTATGTGTATAAATATCCTCTTAAACTTCTCATAAACCTTCTCAGGACATGTGAGTTTAGCGAGCGTAGCATAAGGATCGCAGTTTGTCAAGTATCAGGATCGCAGAAATTTCAGAGGGGTTGACATTCTTATAAAAATCCCTTATAATATGGGTAATCTCGTCGAGATATGGGGCACTTATGTATAAGAATCTCGTCGAGATTGCGTGGGAAATATACACATATCATAACATAAAGCTAGACTAGATCATATATACTATTATGGCAATCTCGACGAGACGCTATGTATAGTGTCACAATGCATTATACATCTCGACGAGATCTATGTTACACTACATGTATACACACAATCTCGACGAGGATCATGTCATGAACGATTACGATGCAGCATACGTATGGGACTACGAGATATCATGTCATGATGACAATCTCGACGAGTCCTATGCACATAATACATGGGAACTAGATGATGAATACAGACGAGATTCGCATGATTACACAGAACTAGCTTACACATATTTCGCATAATATCATATACACTTCGAGATTTGTGTGTATCATATGACACATTATATACTGTCACAAGACCCCTAGACTCAGGGGTCTTTTTTTGTTATGATACTAGTATCAATCACATTTTTCTTATGATCCAGTCTGAAGTATTTGGTAGAACATTTTGGTTAGATGCCAATTATAATTTCAAGAGTGCCCCGACATTTGTTGACAATACTGTAGACTATAATGGCAGAGATTACGTCAGCGAGTGGACAGATCTAGATGGTGTCAACCTTGATGAACTATTTGCGATCCATCGTGAATTGGTGACAAATCGGCAGCTGCAATCCAGTTGAGAAAGTGGCACATGGTGACGGCACAGGTCGCCATTTTCGTGTATGATGGAATCATGAACAAAAATTTCAATCTCACTCTCACTGAAAACCAACACGCAATCATGTGTGAAATTTTTCAATTCGTATCCTCTCTGGATCTCTACAGTGACGATACAATGGATCACCCAGATTATCGCTTTGATGAACTTTGGGATGTCGTAATCAACGCAAAGGAGGAATTTTCTTATGACTGAGAAGTATTGGAACGTTTGTGGATTTCTTAATGATAAAGAAGTTCACCAAGTTTGGAACATTATTGGAGATGCTCTAGACCGCCACGGGTGGGTCGGTCAGTCTGATGATGCAGAATTGTCCATCAGGTTGTATGATTCGAATCTTAAACAGAACATTGATGTAGATTCTGAGTACGAACCCGAACCTTGCGAACCTAATCATCCATTCTTCTACGAATGGTAGACCAGTTGACAAAGTGGCACAGGACCTCTACCTAGGGGTCTTTTTTTTGCTATTATATAAATGTATTCGTTCTACGGAGATGACATGCAGAAACCAAACGGAATTAACATCGAACTCACCCCGTGCCAGTTTGATTACCTATATGAGGTATTAATGGAAGCATACTCAAACGACGTGGCAGAGCAAAAAGAATGGGACGTGCAAACATTTGACAATTTAGTTGATAATGTTTGTAACGGTAAATCTACCATACTATCAAACGATGTCAAGGGAGTATTACACTAATGAGATATAAAGATCAAGCAACCACAGTATTCTCAGAAATTGCTAGTATAATCGAATCTAGTGATAATGCAGAAAACAACATTTATGATATTGTTGATTTTATAATCGGCATAATGACTAAAGATCAACTTAATCAAGTTGAAGATATGCTCACAAATCAGTATCCAGAGGAGTTAAACTAGTGGAATTATTCATTATTTTCGGAGGTGCTTACGCTCTTTATACTGTAGGCATGGCAATCGCCACAGAAATTGACTACCGACGAGTCAATAAGGACAGTAAGTAAACTGTCACACACACTCTTCACACCGTAGACCTATCGGTTATAATAGGTACATAGGGCAGAGTTAAAGGATGCCGATCCCATCAGCAACTCGGATCTACTCATAAGTCCCTAATTCATACAAAACGGAGAACCCTTATGCCAAATTGGTGCAGAAACAGAGTTGACGTTTACTCAGAAAACAAAACTGACTTGCAAAAGGTGTTAGAAATATTCAATAATAAAAACGTATTTGAACAAATCATCCCCGAACCAAACTGGTCAAAGATCCCTTTTAAAGGTGAGTTGCCTAAAGTTCGTGAAATGAAATCACCGAACGGTGAGGTGTTCGGAACAGTCACAGAATTTTCTGATGGCACACAGGACACCAGATGGTATGACTGGAGACTTGAAAATTGGGACACTAAATGGGATGTGCATGACGTTGAAATTGAGGAGGAAAGATGGAAAGATGAGTTAGAATCTTTCACCGCAGAATTTCAAACCGCATGGTCTCCACCCGAAGCAATCTGTCGTCGTCTTCGTGCATTGTTCCCGAATGTTTCTATCTCATGGTTCTATGATGAACCAGCAATGCAAGTTGCGGGTTATCTGTAGGACAGTTTAATATGTGTCACACACTACCACGCATAGGGTATAAAATGCCTTATAATAAAAGAGTAATCAAGGAGACCCCACCTATGTCAACATTACATCACGAAGACTTACTTCTTTCAATCTTTGATGAAGTATGCGAAGCATTTCCCTATCTTGATGAAGAGAAGCAAATTGAAATCGCAAATCAAAGATTTGAGGACATGTGTCAATGAATAGAGACTACATGGCAAATATGCTATTCAACATTAATGACGTTGTTGAAACTATCAAGGGTCATTCAATCAATAATGACATCATAGAAGAATATGATGAAAGTCAATTTGATGAAACACCAAAAACATTAATGGATATTCCAAAAGATTGGGAAGGGTCATCTATTACTATTGGCGATTGTCTTTTAGATTTACAGACTCACATTAATGAGTTATACAGTTATTTTTCAGAGGTATCACAATGACACATGATGAAATCAGATCAGCAAGCACAGCGAAACTCAGAGACTATCTTAAACAGGGTTTATCAGATGTCGAAGAGTCGGACATGATTGAATATGAACTTTACATCAGGGAGTATTCATAATGGAAGAGCGTAGACCAGTTAATTAAGTGGCACACCTAACCCCCACTGGGGGTTTTTTATTGTTATTATTAAAGAGTACTAAAGGAGAATTTATGAGTTTTTTCAAACACGTTGCACTTCACGAATACGACCTTACTAATAAGGGCATTTCTCAGGCATGTTACGACGAATTGGTTGCAAGTGGCAATAACTCAAATGAGAATCAACTTCGCATCCTTGCAGACAGTATGAGAGAAGAATTCAAAGATTATATGCGTCCACTGTTCCAGTAATTAAACTGTCCACCAATCCCCCACACGGGGGATTTTTCTGTTATATTAAAAGAGTCAAACGAATTATTCACATGATTGATCCAAGATTTGAAGATGAAGCAATCGCCATTCTAATGGAACAGGCATTATCTGAAACCACGGAAGACACTAAATTTGATGTCGATGCGTACTTTAACTCTGACATTGAATACTAATGAAAAACTTTCCATCTGTAAACAAAACTGATTTTCACATGACAAACTATCCTGCATCCATCTATTCTGAAATTGAACAATTCTGTAAGGAGAATGAATTTACCGTTGACTATTTTCTCCAGGAATTCGCTCAGGATGAGAGACAGTTAAAGAGACCTTTCAACGCATGGAGAGGACGTGGAGCACTCAACGATTAGCCAACCAATTTACAAACTGGCACACGGGGACTTTTATTTGTCCCCGTTTCTATTATAATAAACGTATACACCAATAGGAGCATTAATGCAACTAACACCAATCGCATCCAACATGACCGAAGTAGAAACAAAGGACGCAAGGATTTTGTTTTCATACCGCACACCCGTGGCAGCATACATCTTCGGTGAAGGATTCGTAAAAACTGAAAAGTACTGGTCGGTAACAACTTCACGTCACATCAACAAGTGGGGTGCCAGAGACGCTAAAGAAATTCCACAATCAAGATTAGATTCACTGGTTTAACCAGTTTCCAAAGTGTCCATCCAACCCCCACACGGGGTTGGTTATTCGTTATAATGAAGGTATGAAAAACACACACCTAGAACATCCCGAAGACAGCATCCTTACAGGTGATTTATCTGTATTAGATGCTTTTTTAATGCCCCTTTTACTCTCACTTAAAATCGATGGAGCACCCGCTATTGTTTGGGGTCGTAACCCTGCAACTGGTCGCCAGTTTGTTGGCACGAAGTCAGTTTTCAATAAAAAGAAAATTATGATCTGCGAAACTCCAGCAGACATAGACAGGTTTTATTGTTATAAGTCATCACTACATGAGATCCTTTTGAACTGTTTGGCATACCTGCCAATCACTAAGAACATCTATCAAGGTGATTTTATTGGGTTAGGTGGTGCTAAGAATTACAGACCAAATACGTTAACCTATAAGTTCCCTGAGGTCGTAACCCAAGAAATTATTATAGCACCTCATACAAAATACTATGCCGTGGATGATTTGCGTGATGCAATCGCAATGCCATTAGTTGAGAAGTTAGAAAGCGGATCACGTGTAAAGTACGTGCAACCCTCTGCGTTTACCACTAATAATGAGGATGCTTTTTACTCTCTTCAAAATATGATTGATCGTGCAAAGAGACTTGCAGAGGATGTTGATTTTGTGGATGAGCGAACAGCAAGTAAAATTAGGATCAACTTAAATTACCTTATTCGTCAGGGCAGAATAATTGACGGTGATGTATTTGAGGACGCTGGTTTATGCTCTGCTTCGTTGATTGATCTATGGCATACAGTGTGTGAAATCAAACTGCATGCTCTGGATCTATGTGAGGATGATGCAGACTTTGACACGTATGTTAATTATAACGAACCCACTCAAGGTGAGGGGTATGTCATGGTCACCCGCTTTGGATATTTCAAACTGGTTGATCGCAGTGCTTTCTCATATGCAAATTTCAATAATGATAAGTTCACAGCAGTCGCATAAGGTCATTCGTTCGTGAATCAGACAGTGGGGGGCGTTGATGCCCCCTTTATTATAAAAACCGAAGGAACCCCTAGTCTACAAAGTGTTACGGAAGCGAGATAAATGTTTCCCGTTATACAAAAAATTTTTTCCCTATATAAAATCGACGGTGGGATTTAAAAACATGCAAAAAAATTCTGGTGAAATTTTTACCTCCATAGAAGTCGATACAGTAACTGGGGAGTATTATACAATAATTCCAGAAGCAGTCGTTAATGAAATGGGATGGTTCGAAGAAACCCCGTTAAAATGGTCAATGGACGGAAAAGAAGCAATTATAACCGAACAGGATTAACTTGACAAATGCTATATAATGGAGTATGATTCGAATGTAACTTATTATTCTTATGGCTAAAGGATTTACAGTAAAGGCAAAATCGCCCACAACCAAGAAGAAAGATCAAGAATGGGACTATGATAAGGCAAGAGAGATGGTGAAGGGAAAAGCCATAGTATTTTGCTTACCTGGTAGAGGAGTATCATATTCATATCTAAAAAATTTCGTACAACTTTGTTTTGACTTAGTGCAATCTGGTGCGAGCATTCAAATTTCGCAGGATTATTCCTCCATGGTAAACTTTGCAAGATGCAAGTGCCTTGGAGCTAATGTACTGCGAGGACCAGAACAGAAACCATGGGACGGCAAATTAAAATATGATTGGCAGTTATGGATTGATTCAGATATTATGTTTAACAGTGAGAAGTTCTGGCAGTTAGTATTAATGGATAAAGATATTGCTGGTGGTTGGTATGCTACAGAAGATGGTAGAACTACAAGTGTTGCACACTGGTTAGATGAGGAAGACTTCAGAAGTAATGGTGGAGTAATGAATCATGAAACCGTAGAGAGTATCTCAAAGCGTCGCAAACCATTTACTGTTGATTATACAGGTTTTGGATGGTTACTCATTAAAAATGGAGTATTTGAACACGAAGAAATGAAATATCCATGGTTTGCTCCGAAGATGCAAGTCTTCGAGTCAGGCGAAGTTCAAGACATGTGTGGTGAAGATGTCTCATTCTGCCTAGATGCAAAAGAGGCAGGTTTCGAAATCTGGTGTGATCCAAGAATTCGAGTCGGACACGAAAAAACAAGAGTAATTTAATGACAGAAAAGTATAACATCTACCGTAACGGAAAACAAATTTTTTCTGGTTTAACACAGATGGAATACTTTGACAGGATGGAAGACTTGTCGATTGAATATTATCAGACAGGTGTTCCAAATCCTCAAGATTTAAAGACTGAAATCTATCAGGAAGATTAAATGGCATCAAAAACATCTATAACAAGTGAAAAAATACTGGAAATTGTCAAAAACAAGTGGCAAGTTTTCGGTATTAGTGCCTTTCTTATTTTTATATTGCAACTTTTGTCGTCAAAAGTGCTTATATCAGTATTTTTAGGACTAATTATCACGGCTTTACTACCTTCTGAGTCATTAAATAAGGTATTAAAGAAAATTTCAACCAAAAAAGAGGAAAATTAACCAAAATGGCAGTAAGATCAAAGACTGGAGCATGGGGTTCAGAGCAAATTCTTGCATTTCCGAAAAAATCTCGTCAGGGAAATGGGAAACACACGAAATATTCGGCAACCTCTCGTAACTCGGCTCGTAAAAAGTACCGAGGACAAGGAAAATAACCAAGGTGTCTCGAAAGAGGCACTTTTTTTATGTAAAATCACGTATAAATAAAGAAAAACTCCTTGTTTATGGCGATTAAAAGGATATCAAGAGCATTTAAGGACATAACATTGTCTTTTGAACCTCATCCAACAACAAAAGACCTACCAATATTAAAGAATGAGAATGCGATACGTAGATCTGTAAGAAATATAGTCGAAACTATACCTACTGAACGCTTTTTTAACTCGTTATTAGGTTCTGAAGTAAGAAGTAGCCTATTTGGATTCGTTGATTTTGGTACTGCATCAGTTATTCAGAGTCAAATTGAGATTGCAATTGATAATTTTGAGCCAAGAGTAGATAATGTACAAGTTCAAGTTAATCCTACACCAGAAAGAAATTCATTTGATGTAACGGTTCTATTTGACATCATTGGACAAGAGTTTCCAACACAAGAATTTACATTCATTTTAGAAGCAACAAGATAAAATGGGGTTCACTAAATACACAAACTTAGATTTTGACCAGATAAAGACTTCAATTAAGGATTATCTTCGTGCAAACTCAGATTTCACGGATTTTGACTTTGAAGGGTCTAATTTTTCCATATTAATTGATACATTAGCATATAATACGTATATTACTGCAGTTAATTCTAATATGATTGTTAATGAATCCTTTTTGGATTCTGCAACTCTACGTGAAAATGTAGTTTCATTAGCTAGAAATATAGGATATGTGCCTCGTTCTAAGACGGCAGCAAAGGCAGAAATAAGTTTTAATGTAGAAAGACCTGATGGTGATGATTCGGGCACTGTAACGCTTAAGAGAGGTCTTATATGTACAGGAAATGCTAATAATACTTCATATGTATTTTCAATTCCAGAAAGTATAACAGAGACTTTTAAAGAAACAACAACAGGTAAATTAGAAGCATCATTTGAAAATATAGAACTATATGAGGGAACATATTTAACAAAGCAATTTACATATGATGGATCCTTAGATCAAAAGTTTACTATTAATAATTCATCTCTCGATACTTCTACACTTAAAGTGTATATTAAAAATGAAAATGATGATGGATTGGGAACAGAATATTTTCCTGTAGATAATATTATTAATGTAACTTCTGACTCTAGAATATATCTTCTTCAAGAAGTACAAGATGAACAATATGAATTATTATTCGGTGATGGATTAATTGGTAAAAAATTAGGAACTGGTAAAGATAATGATGGTAATATAATTACTGCAAATTATATTATTTCAAGTGGTAAAGAAGGTAATGGAGTACAAAGTTTTTCTTTTTCTGGAAGTTTAGAATTATCTAGTGGATCTCTTCTTAATCCCTCAGACATATCTGTTACAACGAACCAGGCATCCCAAAATGGGGGTGATATAGAGTCAATTGACTCCATTAAGTATTTTGCACCTAAGATATATTCAGCACAGAGTAGGGCGGTTACAGCACGTGATTACGAGGCTATTATTAAGAAGATATATCCCGATACAGAAAGTGTTTCTGTTGTTGGTGGTGAAGAAATGGATCCTCCTGAATTTGGAACTGTAACTATTAGTATTAAACCAAAAAATGGAACTTTTATCTCTGATTTTAACAAAACTAGAGTTTTATCACAATTAAAACAATACTCTATATCTGGTATAAGACAGAAAATAGAAGACATTAAAGTACTATATGTGGAAATTGATTCTTCTGTATATTATGATGCTACTAAAGTATCTACTGCAAATTCATTAAAAGAAAGTGTAATCAATACATTGACTACTTATTCCAATTCAGTGGACTTGAATTCATTTGGTGGAAGATTCAAATATAGTAAAATTCAACAACTAATTGACATGACTGATAATGCCATAACATCTAATATTACTAAAGTAAGAATTAGAAGAGATTTGAGGGCATTAATAAATCAATTTGGCCAATATGAACTTTGTTTTGGTAATAGATTTCATGTAAATAGTGATGGATTTAATATAAAATCAACTGGATTTAGAATAGCATCAGAACCAGGTACAGTATATTTGACAGATATACCTAATAGTGATAAGAAAACTGGAATTATATCAATAGTAAGACCAGTTAGTAATGAAGAAACTAAAGTTGTTATTAAATCTGCAGGAACTGTTGATTATGTTAAAGGTGAAATATTATTAAACACTATAAACATCATATCAACAGTTAAATCTAACAATATCATTGAGATACAAGCTTTTCCTGAATCTAATGATATTCTTGGTTTAAAAGATTTATATTTGAATTTTAGCATTTCTTCAAGTTCAATAAATATGGTTAAAGACGTAATTGCCTCTGGCGATGAAATATCTGGAGTATTGTTCTCTAAAGATTATTACACATCAAGTTACTTAAATGGGGATTTAATAAGACAATAATATGATAAAGACTGGATTTGAATCTAGAGTAAAGATTCAACAGATAATTAATAATCAATTGCCTGAATTCCTTTTGGATGAAAATCCAAAGGCTGCAGATTTTTTAAAGCAATATTATATTTCTCAAGAATATCAAGGTGGTCCTGTTGATATTGCAGAAAATCTAGATCAATATTTAAAACTTGATAATTTAACACCTGAGGTTGTAGTAGATAGCACTATACTTGAAGTTGGTATTGCATCTACAGATACTACCATTAAGGTTAATAGTACAAAGGGATTTCCATCAGAATATGGACTATTAAAGATTGATAATGAAATAATTACATATACTGGTTTAACAACTAATACATTTACTGGTTGTAAACGTGGATTTAGTGGTATTACGTCATATCATGGTGATATAAATCAAGAAGAACTTATATTTTCTTCTACTTCTGAGGATAAACATCTTGCCAATAAAAATGTACAAAATTTAAGTTCCTTATTTCTTAAAGATTTTTATAAAAAATTAAGATATACTTTTGCACCTGGATTTGAAAATATTAATTTAAGTAAAGAATTAGATGTTGGTAATTTTATAAAAGAAGCAAAATCTTTTTATCAATCAAAAGGAACTGATGAATCAATTAGAATTCTTTTTAATGTTTTATATGGAGTAACACCAACTGTAGTAAATTTAGAAGAATTTTTAATTAAGCCATCTTCTGCAAATTATATTAGAAGAGAAGTTGCAATTGCTGAAATAATTTCGGGAGATCCTGTAAAATTAGTAGGACAAACTCTTACAAAATCTACAGATCCTACTACATTAGCATCAATATCGGAAGTTGAACCATTTACAAGGCAAAATAAGCAATATTTTAAACTTTCACTCTTTATAGGATATGATGACAATAATTATGTTGAAGGTAATTTCGACATTACACCAAGTACAAAAAGCACTGAAAAAGTTTCCATAGGTTCTTCTATAATTTCTGTAGATTCTACAGTTGGATTTGCAAAAACTGGAATGGTAATATCTGGTATTAATAGTATTACATATTCAGATAAAAGTGTTAATCAATTTATAGGATGTACATGGTCTTCATCTTCTGGGTCTAATGAAGATATAATTGCTGCTGATAATATTAGATCTGATGAAATTTATTTTGGATTTGAAGATGGAGATCCTTCAAAACGTGTAGAAATAAGATTAACTGGAGTATTATCTGAATTTCAGCAAGTATCTAATATTTTAAAGGTCTCTGAGGGTGATATAATCTCAGTTAAGAATATTGGCGATTTAATAGAGAATCCAACACAAGGTACTAAAACTTATAAACAAATATTTGCAAATTCTTGGATATACAATACTAGTTCTACATATGATATTTTAAGTTTTGGAGAAACTTTATCATTAACTCTTAAAAGTGATATTGATAGATCAAGCTTAAAAATAGGAGATAGAATAGAAATTGTAGAAAAAAATTCATTAGGTGGTTCAGATACGGTAGTATATCCTACAGATGAATCAGTATTGATTAATATAACTGCTGCGACTGCCACAGGCACTGATTTTGGTGCTATTCCAGAACCTTATGTTACTGATATAAGTGGACGTTCAATACAACTTCAAGAGTTTAGTGGTTTTTTCCCTGTTCCAGGTACTTCTTATGGATTGAGAAGAAAACTCAATAAAGCAATTAGTACTGTAATACCAATTCAATATGGAAATAATAAAATTATATCTGATATACAAAATCTTTACATTGATAAAAATAGTGAATATGCCTATGTTGCATCTAATTCATTACCATCAGGAATAGAAGGATATACTGGACCATATACCTACGAAATAACAAAAAATATTAATTCTGATAAAATAGATTCCGTTGATAATTTAACTGATGTATTAACAAATAATGAATTTACTACAATAAAATTTAATAATAAAGCACCATTTATTACTGGTGATAGGGTATATTATCAACCTGATAATGCTCCCATTACTGGAATAATAACAGGATCATATTATGTTAAAGTTTTACCTGATGGGCAATCTATTAAATTATATAATTCATCATCTTTTATGGAAGATGATACAGAGATAAATCTTTCACCACCATCAGGAGATTTTGGTACACATACATTTACATTATATAAACAAAGATCTTCTATAATTGGATCACAAAAATTATTAAAGAAATTTCCATTACCCCCAAATATTAAAAATGGAGATAATGAATTAACCACTCCAGAAAATATTGGAATGTTAATTAATGGTGTTGAGATTAAAGGTTATAAATCATATGATAATGTATATTATGGAAAATTAGAATCTTTAAATGTATTAAATGGTGGTAAAGACTATGATGTTATTAATTTACCAGTAATATCAATTTCATCTGGAATTGGATCAACTGCTTATGCTAGACCTGTAATTAGTGGAAGTGTTGAAAAAGTTTATGTAGATGAACTAGATTTTGATATTTCTGATGTATCTTCAGTTACAATAAGTGGTGGTAATGGTGAAGGAGCAGTTCTTGAACCAATCGTTACAAAAAGATCCAGAGAAGTTAGATTTGATGGAAGAGGAACTGACAGAGGTGGTGGTGTAACAATAGAAGGATCTCAATTAATATTTTTAGAAGATCATTATTTTACTGATGGTGAAGAGGTAATATATGACTCCAATAATAATTTACCAACAGGAGTTGGTATTGGCACATCAACATTATCTAATGGTGGACGATACTTTACATCAATTGACAATAATTTAACAGTTAAACTATTTCCATCATTTGGTGAATATTCTAGTGGAATCAATACTATTGTGTTTAGTGGTATTAATTCTACAGGAATTCATAAATTTAAAACTGTTTCTAGTAAACTTACATTATCAGAAATAGATGTAATTAATGGTGGTAGTGGATATACTAATAGAAAATTAATTGTTAAGCCTACAGGAATTAATACTGTTAGTAACACTATTAATTTTAAAAATCATGGATTTAATGATGGTGATAATATATTATATTCCAATGATCCGTTAGTTGGTGGTGTTGGGGTAGATATTGTAGGTTTAACTACATTTACTGGAATAACAACAACATCTACTTATTATAAAATTTTAAAAGTAGATGATAATTCTTTCAGTATTGCAAACGCTGGTGTAGGTGCAACAATAACATCATTTTACGAAAGGAGAAAACCTGTAAATATTACATCTGTGGGAGCTGGAAGTAGTTATCATAATTTCTTCTATCCTCCAATTGAAGTTAATGTAAATTATACTGCTGCTGGAATTGGTAGTACTTCTCAAGTGCTTACTACTACTCCTATAGTAAGAGGTTCTATTATTGATGCTTATGTTTATGAGGGTGGAGCTGGTTATGGTTCAACTATACTAAATTTTGAGAAAAAACCAAATGTAACTGTAAAAAGTGGTAAAAATGCCGAATTAAAACCAATTGTTATTGGAACAGAACTTACAAATGTAAATTTAGAGTTTGGAGGAAGTGAATATACCTCTATTCCCGATTTAATAGTTAAAGATGTTAGTGGAAGAGATAAATTAGGTTCTGGTGCCGAATTAAGACCTGTTATTAGTGATGGAAGAATAGTTGATGTTAAAGTTATAAATCCAGGTATTGGATATTCTACAACTCCATTACAAACTACTATTTTAGTTAAATCTGCAGGATCTAATGCATTTATTGATCCTAAAATTAGAAAATTATCAGTTAATATTGCGGAAAATCGTCGAAATAGTGATTCTCCAATAAGTGAATATCTTCAAGAATCTAACAATAATTTACAATATTCAGTTTCTGGATATTTTGATACTTTAAGACAAAGATTTAAGGAAAATAGTGATGGAGATGTTCCATCTAATATAATTGGATGGGCTTATGATGGTAATCCAATTTATGGTTCATATGGATATGATGATCCTTCAATTAATGCAAATTCAAGAAGATTACTTACTGGATATGTAAAAGACAGTTCTAATATTGAAGATAGGCCATCGACTGAAGTATTCCCAGAGGGATTCTTTGTAGAAGATTATAAATTTATGAATAATGGGGATCTTGATGAGCATAATGGTAGATTTGCAAAAACTCCAGAATTTCCTGATGGTGTTTACGCATATTATGCTACAATTGATGGTGATGGTAATCCAGAATTTCCATATTTTGTAGGTGATTCTTATAGATCCAATACATTACCTGATAATATTGATTTAAATCAAGATTTTGATTTAAATAACTCAAATTTACTTAGAAATACTTTTCCATATAAAATATCTGATGAATTTGCAGGAAATGATTTTATTATTGAAACAAATGAAATTACAAGACAAAAAGCAGTTATTGAATCTGTAACTTCTGGATTTGTTAATGATTTTAATATTGTTAATAAAGGAAATGATTATAAAGTAAATGATATTTTAACTTTTGATAATGAAGGTACAGATGGTAGTGGATTAATATCAAAAATATCTTCAATAGAAGGAAAAGATGTAGTTAATATAGAAACTAGTGTTGAAAATTACCCAACAGCAACGTTTACATGGCAAGATGAAAGTAAAGTAAAAGTAACTATTCTTCCAGAACATAATTTAAGAGATGGTGAAAATATTGTAATTTCTGGATTTAGTACTTATCTTACAGAATTAAATGCCCAACATAAGATAGGTATTACATCATATTATTCTAATCTTATTACACCAATTGTTGGCACTGATGCATCTCCAGGAGCTGCGACTACAGAAATATATGTAAACCAAATTCCAACAGATGTTTCTATTGGTAGCACAATAGGAATTGGAAGTGAAACTGTAAAATTATTAGATGTATATAAAAATCTTAATATACTTAGAATTAAAAGATCATTAACTGGAACGTCTCACAGTATATCAACAAAATTAGAATTTAGACCAGATTCTTTCACAATTCCTACTAAAAAATTAGATTATTTTGAGTCTTCTATTAATAAATTAGCATATTTTAATGCTAGAGAATCTGTAGGAACTGGTATTACACCTGGAATAGTTGGACATACAACAACATTTGATTTTGGAGATTCTCAGATTACAAGAAATATTCAAACTAGATCAATTTATATTGAAAATCATCCATTTGAAACTAATGAAGCAGTTACTTTGACTATACCTACTGGCGGTGCTCTTTCTATTTCAACTAATCCTACAGCAACACCATTCAATTTATCAGTTGGAACTAATAATGTATACATTGTTAATAAATCAATAAACACTATTGGAATAAAAACAGGTATTGGTACTGATCATACTGGTGATGAATATGAAGAGGTATATTTCCGTAATACTCCAGGACAATTATTAGATAATGATGAATATCTAATAGAAACTCAATTTATTCAAAAACAAGCATCAGTTGATAGAATTAATTCTGTTGTTTCTGTTTCAACTGATCATGGAATGATATTAGGTGATAAAATAGAATTGACAGTTTTACCAAAACTTGCTGTTGGAGTAGGTACTTCTACTCCAGTATCTGTTAAATGGGATGATAATGTTAAAAATATTGTAATTAATCCACTTACAGTTGAAGTTTCTAAATTTAATTCAATAACTAACCAAATTGAAATATTAGATCATAATTTGAATACTGGAGATAGAGTTAGTTATTCATCAACAGGACCTATTTCTGGATTATCTACAGGATCTTATTATGCCTTTAAAGTAAATGATGATAATATTAAACTTTGTGAAACACTTATTGATTCCCAAACAAATCCACCTACTGTTATTAGTATTGGAAATACAGCAGCATCTGGAACTCATAACATATCTCCAATTAATCCAAGAATTAAAGCAGTTAGAGGTAATAGTTTAGTTTTTGATATATCAGATTCTTCATTAGATAATCATTATTTAAAACTTTTCTATGATAATGAATTTAAGAATGAGTTCGTTTCTACAGCTACAACTTCTGGATTTACCGTAACTGGTCTCAATACCACTGGAGGAGTAGTAGGTGCTGCAATAACAATTAATTATAATACTGACACTACAAATATATTACCTACAAAATTATATTATAATTTACAAAAATCTGGATATTTAAGCACTGCAGATACTCTTGTAAGTAATCATTCAGAAATATTATTCGTTGATAGTTCATATACTTCAGATTACGTTATTTCTGGTATAGGAACCACTACATTTAATATTGCTTTAGATGAAATTCCTGAAAAATTATCATATGATTCTACAGATTGCTCTACATTAAAATATACAACTACTTCTGTAAATGCACAAGGTTCTATAAGTAAAATTAATATTATTTCTGGTGGAAGTGGTTATAAAAAAGTACCAGATTTTAGTTCAACAAATTCTGTTAGTGGGGTAGATGCTTCGATAGTTGCAGAATCGAACACTATAGGAAATAGTGGAAAAGTAAGAATTATTAATGAAGGTTTTGAATATTCTTCAGATAAAACTTTACAACCAAGTGCTTTTATATCCCCATTAATTACAATTAAAGACTCAAATACTATTGGTATTATTACAGTCACAGACGGTGGTAGAAATTACACCAAACCACCAGATATTGTAATTGTAAATACTGACAGTGGAAAGGTAATTGATAGTGGTATTTTAGAAGCTGAAATAGTTGGTAATTCTATTAGTAAAGTACGTGTAGAGCAAAAACCAAAAGGACTTTCTGAAAAAACTACAAGATTATATTCCAAAAATAATTCAAATGGAATTAGTATTGTAGAAGTTGATTCTGTTTCTACTGGTATAGGAACTACATTTACTTGTACAATAACAACTCCACCTTTAAATTTCTCATCAGATCCATTTAAAACTGGTGACAAGGTATTCATAGAAGGAATACAAAAAGTTGGCACTGCAGGATCTGGATTTAACTCTGCAGATTATGGATATAAATTCCTTGAAGTTGATAGTTATGATAAATCTGGAGTACAAGATAAGGTAACAATTCATGTGGCTGGTTTAACAACCGCAACTGGTATTGCCAAAACTATTCAAGATTCAATTGGAACTATTATACATGAAGATGATTATCCTTCATTTAGCATTACTCAAGAAAAATCTACTTTTATTGTAGGTGAAAAACTTATAGTAGATAATATAGAAAGAGATTTAGTAATTACTGGTGTTGATATAAAAGGGTTAATTAAAGTATTTGGTACATATGAACTATCGGTAAATGAAACAATTACTGGTAAACAATCTGGAACTATAGCAACAATAGAATTAATTGAGACTAATACTGGTAGATTTTTAGTTAATTATTCAAATAAAAAGGACATTGGTTGGCAAGATAGTGTTGGAAAATTAGATGAAGATAATCAAGTAATTGCAGACAATGATTATTATCAAAATCTTTCATACACTATCAAAAGTCCTATTACATGGAAGGAATTAAGTAGTCCTGTCAATAATTTAGTTCATACTAGTGGATTAAAGAATTTTGCAGATACTGGAATAACTTCAACTACTACTGTGGGTATTGGAAGTTCTGCAGGTTCAATTATAATAAAGGATATATTAGAAGAAAATAGAGTAGATACTATTAATAATTTTGATCTTGCTGTAGATATTGATTTAGTTGGTAATACATCTAAATTTATAAAATTAAAAACAAGAAAACTAACAGATTATATTGTTTGTAAAACTAATGGAGTTTTAACAATTGATAATATAAATGATAAATTTTCTAATTTAGGTGATGATCCTAATACATTTATTGATCTATTTAAAATAAGTTCATCACTTTCATACGATAGTATTTTAGTAAGAGTAAATGAAGCTTTTGATAATCAACAAGTTCAATTAACAGAATTAGTTATTTTAAATGATGGTGATAATAATTTCATACTAGAAAAAGCAAGTTTAGATAATAGTGGCACTGAAGTTAATCATCTTGAAGACAAAAGTTATGGAACATTCTCAATATTTGTTAATGAATTTAATGATAGTTTTTTGAGATTTACTCCTAAAGATTCAATTTTTGTTGATTATGATGTAAAATATAGAAAATCTGTTTTTGATGGTTCCACATCTGGAATTGGCACCCAAACAGTAGGATTTATTGATTTAACAGGTGTTGCTGTAGGTGTTGCCTCTACTACAAACGTAGCAGGTATAACAAGTTCAATTATAGGAGTTGGAACACATAAATTTAATTCATTATTTGTTAATACACAAGTTATTAATAATACAACAAGAGAAATGAATTTTGTTGATATATTTTTAGTACATGATGGAACTAATACATATATTTCTGATTACTATTTTGATTCTGATAAGAAGTTTACTTCTGATACTCCCATAGGTTCATTTAATGCTAATATTTCATCTGGATTATTATCACTTAATTATACTAATGATATAGAACATGATGTTAGTCTTAAATCTAAAATTGTTGGATTTGGAACAACTGGATCTGGTGAAGGCACTTATAGATTTAAATTAAATACACAGAATGACGGTCAAGAAAGAACTTCAATATATCAATCTAATTTTGAATCAACTGTTGCTGCAGCTGCAACAACTGTATTCAGTTTAGATAAAAATTTATTCAATGCTGTTAAATCATATGTTGAAGTTGGTATGGGAGTATCAAAAGCTTTACATGAAGTTCTAACAATTAATGATAGAACAACTGATGTTTATGTTCAACAATCTCCATTCCTTTCTGTTGCGAGCACTACAGCTTATGATTCTGCTCAGGGTATTGGTACTTTTGGTGGAGTTTATTCTGGAGATAATTTTATATTGAAATTCTATCCAGATGCAGGAATGACATCTGAAATTAAAATATCATCTTTTAATGAATGTTTTTATACTTTTGTTGATACTGTTAATACACCACCAGATACTACTTATGGAAATGTTATAGAATCTATTGATCATGTAGAATATAATGCACTTAAAGGTAAGAGAATTAATAGAACTGCATTTCCTGTAACACACAACGGTGATTTTATTTTTACAAAATCATTTAATCCTAAAGATTCTAATGATTTGAATTTAACTTCTGGTACTTTTACTATTAAAAATCATTTCTATAGTACAGGTGAAGAATTAGAATATACTCCTAAGGCTACATTTGTTGGAGTTGGATCAACTGCAATGACTGATAGTACAGGTACACCCTTACCATCATCAGTTTTTGCTATTAAAGTTACTGATGATAGTTTCCAAATTGCCACAACTAGAGCATTAGCAGAATTAGGAACTAATGTATCATTTGGATCATCTGGAGAAGGAAATGCTCATGAATTGACAATGGCAAAAAGAAATGAAAAATCTTTAATATCTATTGATAATATTGCCCAATATCCATTAATTTATACTCCAATATCACATACTTTATCTGGAAATGGTGGTCAAATTGGTACTGCATCAACATACTTTGCTCTTAGTGGTATTGGCACAATAGGTCCAGAAGATATTTTAAGAATTAATGATGAATATGTAAAAGTTAGAAATGTTGGATTTGGAACAACTGCGATTGGACCAATAACTGGAGTCGGAGCATCTACTATAGTTAATGTTGATAGAGGTGTAGTTGGTTCTTCTGCAACATCACATATAGATGGATCGACTGTAAGACTTTTTAAAGGTTCTTATAATATTACAGGTAAGAATATTAATTTTATCTCACCACCTACAGGAACCCCAACAATTCAAAAAAATAATAGTAATTTAGAGTTTCCAAAATCTGATTTTAATGGAAGAGTATTCTTAAGACAAAATTATGATACAAACCAAATATATGATGATATTTCAGATCAATTTACAGGTATTGGTAGAACATTTACTTTAACAGTAGGGGGTGCAAATACTGCTGGTATTGGAACTACTGGTGGAAATGGTATTTTATTCATTAATAGTATATTCCAAACTCCATCTACACAAAATAATCCAACAAATAATTTTGAAATAATAGATCCAGAAGAAAATATAGCAGGTGTATCAACTGTTGTCTTTAGTGGTATTACTACTAATGATGGTAGTGATTTAGGTGGAGAAGTTTATATTTCCGAATCAGATGTAAATATAAATCAATTACCAAGAGGTGGTGTCATTGTTTCACTTGGTGCTACTGGTGGAACTGGATATGCACCTCTCCTAGGAGCACAAGTAAGACCTATAACTGGTGCTGGTGGTTCTATCACATCAGTTGTAGGATTTGCCACAACTGGTTTTGCTCTAGCAATTAGCACTGCATCCTATAATAATGTAACTGGATTATTGGATGTAACAACCGTAGAACAGCATGGATTAGTTATTGGTGAAACTAATGAAGTTACTATGGTTGGACTTCATTTTGCATGTACTGAAGAGCATGCAGGAGTCACCACTACTATATTCCCAGATACTATTAATAATAGACCATTTAATATAACAGGAATTTCTTCAGTAAATACATTTACTGCTGATGTTGGTGTATGTACTATTCCACATACTTATGTTGGTCAAGGAACTGTATTCTCATGGTATGGTAATTTAACATATGGTCAAGGATATAATGATATTATTTCTATTGGAATAGCAGTAACTGATAAAGGATATGAGCATAAATTCATAGGTGCTGCTAATGATTCTATTCTTGTTGCTGGAGTTGGTGCTTTAACACCTACAGATGCATTCTATGAATCTCACTCTGGTAGATTGATATTAACTATTAATAATCACAATCTTACTACCAGTAATGTAATTGGAATTGGTACTGATTCTTTACTATTCACATGCTCTAGAGATAATCATTCAACATCTCATTCATATCCAAGATCTGGTGTAACTCCAAGTTCTTTAAATGGAGATCCAATATTCAACAATATGGCAATACCAATTGTAGCAACTACAACTAATACCATAGAGGTTAATGTTGGTGCTGCATCAAGTGGTAGTGGAGCAACTATAACTGCACACCCCGTAGGTGTTAATACACATATATTTTTCAGTGGTGTAAGTGGTGGTATTAGAAGACTTAGTGGTACACCTGGTAATCTTACAGCATTAACTGGTACTGAGTATGATCCTTCTACTGGTGTATTGCTTATTAAAAGTGGAGCTCATAGTCTTAGTGCTGCTACTTATAAAGATATAACTGATGCTGATTATACTGCTACAACAGGAATAATGACAGTTACTTCAGCATCTCATGGATTTAGTAACGGTGATTATGTTAAGATTGTTGAAAACTCATTAACATTTACTTGCGATAAAGATGGTGGTGTTAGTGACCATACTTATCCAAGAAATACTGATCCAATTTATAATAAGTGGATAGCAATTGCAAATAAAACTACCAATACGTTTGAACTTCAAGTTGGTATTAGCACAGCAGGAAATTATATTCATACTTATGTTGGTGGAACTGCTACAAATGCACTTATAAAAGCAAATAGTTTTATTGGAATTTCTACAGGTGCTATAACATTTACATGTGCTGCAGATAGTCATAAAACTCTTCATCCATATCCAAGAACAACTGATCCATTCCATTGGACAAACGGTAAAGTATTGGGAGTTGAAACTGTTGGATCTGCCACATCGTTTACTGTAAACGTTGGAAAATCTCCAAATGGAAGTGGTGGTGCACTAACATTTACTATCGGTGCTGGTGGTACAAATTATACCAATCCTAGAGTATTTGTTTCAGATCCAACTTATTCAAATCTTAATATTAAGGGAATATCAAGATTAGGAGAAGGAGTTACTGATGAAACTGGAACAGGTCTTTTACTTGATATTGGTGTTAGTGCTGCCTCTACTGTTGGTCTAGGTTCTAATACTTTTGAAGTTAGTAGTTATAAAATTGCTAGAAATGGGTATGCATTCAAACGTGGAGATGTGATTAGACCTGTTGGTTTAGTTACTCATAGAACATTACAAAGTACAGTATCCGAATTACAATTAACAGTTGATGAAATTTTTACAGATACATTTGCTTCTTGGCAATTTGGTGAATTTGATTTTATTGATTCAGTTAAAAAATATCAAGATGGTAGAAGAGTAAGGTTCCCACTTTATTATAATAATCAACTACTCAGTTTTGAGGCCGAATCTGGTTCATATGTAGATGTTCAAACTAATTTATTCATTACTATTAATGGAATAATTCAAAATCCAGGAGAGGCATATCAATTTGAGGGTGGAACATCATTCGTCTTTACTACGGCACCAAAAGAAGAAGATAATATTGCAATATTCTTCTATAGAGGTACAAGAAACCTTGATGATAGTCTAGTTAGTGGTATAAAGAAAACTCTACAAAGAGGTGATATTGTAAGACTTTACAGAAAAGATGCTGAAACTGAATCACAAGATAGTAGAACAATTTATGATTTATCATATTCTGATAAATTTGAGACTGATGTATATTCTGGTAAAGGGGTAGATGATGTTAATTTCAAACCTCTTAGTTGGACTAAACAAAAAGTTGAAAGTGTTATTAATGGTGAAGTGGCATTTAAATCAAGAGATTCTATAGAATCACAAATCTATCCAGTAGCAAAAATAATTGGTAATGTAGGAACTTCACAAACTTCTATATTTGTTGATTCTATAGAATTATTTGAATATGATAATGCAGTTAATTATGAAGCATTTATTATTTCTAAGAGTTCATATCCAGTTGCTGCTGCTATAACTGCTACTGTATCTGCTGCTGGAACTATATCTGGGTTACATATTACTAATGGTGGAAGTAATTATGATACAGCACCTACAATTAAAATTTCTGCACCACCTAATATTAAGGCATGGGATGATTTAAATCAAGTATATGTGGGTGTCGGATCAACTGCAACTGCAACATTAGGTATATCTGGAGTTGGAACTGTAAATTCATTTGCAATTACTAATTCTGGAGCAGGATATACTATTGCACCACAAATTGTAGTTTCAGTTCCTAATCCAACCTTTGAATATCTGTCTAATGTTAATGGTCAAGGTTTCTCTGGGATTGTAACTGGTATAACTACAACTACTGTTGGTGTTTCTACTTTAGGATTTAAATTCTTTGTAAATAAACCTACTGCTGGATGGACAGGAATGGAAGTTGGAAATCCACTTTATATATTTGATACTAATTTGGGATATGGTGCAACATCAATTGATAGAACAGGAAGTGATTCTGCTGTAGTTGGTATAGGAACTACATTCTTAGATAATATATACATCATTGATGATTTTACTTTTTCTGGATCAACTGGTATTGTTACTACTCTTGTTGCAAGTAATCCAGTTGGAATTGCAACTTCAATGGGTACAAAAACGATTGGTAAGTTCTCTTGGGGTAAATTAACAGGAACTAGATCGACCTCTACAGTGTCAATAGCAGTAACTAATAATGTTGTAGATGTTGGAATAACAACTTTCCCAGTAATACAAAGAAGAGGTATTGGATTGAGAAATACTGGTGCTCTTCCAAAACTATTATAAATATCTAAAAAACTATTTAAGATGCCAGCCATAGTAACAGATCAATTTAGAATATTGAATGCAGGTAATTTTGTAGATTCCGTATTAGATACTAATAATTCATATTATGTATTTTTAGGACTACCTAATCCAGCAACTCCATCTTCAGGTTTTGGAAGAACCGATTCAGTTAATTCATGGAATACAAATACTTTAAATCCAGTTGATAATTTGCAGAATAGTGGACAATTTAGGGATGCTGCTTTATTTGGTAAGAAAGTAACTAGTGCTAATGTTAGAAGACTTATAAGAAGAGTTAATTGGTCTAGCAATACACGTTATGATATGTATAGACATGATTATAGTAATGAAAATCCAGCACCAAATTCCAATTTAAGTAGATTATATGATGCTAATTATTATGTAATTAATAGTGATTTTAGAGTTTATATTTGTATAGATAATGGTTCTTCTGGAGATAATCTTAAAGGTAATCCGTCTAAAGATGAACCTACCTTTACTGATTTAGAACCAACAGCTGCAGGAACAAGCGGTGATGGTTATGTTTGGAAATATTTATTTTCAGTTGCTCCAAGTGATATTATCAAATTTGATTCTACAGAGTATGTTGTTGTTCCTAATGAATGGGAGACTTCAACAGATGATCAGATTCAAAATATTAGAGAAGCAGGTAATTCTGATATTAATTTAAATCAAATTAAAAAAATATATATTGCTGATGGTGGAGAAAATTACAAAAATGGAGTAGTTGATATACTAGGAGATGGAACTGGAGGTAAAGTATCAATAGCTGTAGCTCCTGGATCAGGAAAAATAACTAGTGCTGTAGTTGTATCTGGTGGAAGTGGATATACTTTTGGAGTAGTTGATTTGGGAAAATTACAACCTGCAGATTCTATTCCAAGTCCAGCAAAATTAATACCTATCATTCCACCTTCTAAAGGGCATGGATATAATATTTACACTGAATTAGGTACAGATAAAGTATTAGTATATGCAAGATTTGATGATTCAAGTAAAGATTTTCCAATAGATACTAAATTTTGTCAGGTAGGAATTATAAAAAATCCAACTCAATATACTTCAGATAGTATTTTTACTGGAAATGATTATTCTTCTTTATTTTCTGTAAAAATATCTTCAACTAGTACAACTCCTACTGTTGGTACTAAAATAGAACAAAATAATTCTAATGGAACTGCTAAAGGTTATGTTGCATCATATGACGACGAAACTAAGGTTTTAAAGTATTTCCAAGATAGATCATTATATTTTGGGAATACAAAAGATCAACTGGATAGGGCTGATGTTAGTTCAGTCTCTAAAATAATATCATTTGCAAGTCCTGCAGATGATACAGGTGCTGGTAATATTAGTCCATTTACTAGTTCTATAGATAGTGGATTTAGTGGAATTAAAACTACAGTAAACTCTAAAGATATAAATTTAGGAGTTGTCTTTACAAATGGACTTGCAGATCCAGAGATAAATAAAAAGACAGGTGAAGTAATTTATATTAATAATAGACCTCTAGTACAGAGAGATTCTAGACAAAAAGAAGACATTAAAATCATCTTGGAATTTTAAAGAAAAATGACACAAAAAACAAATTTAAATATTAGTCCTTATTATGATGATTTTGATCCTGAAAAGAATTTTTATAAAGTATTATTTAAGCCAGGAGCTCCTGTACAGGCAAGAGAATTAACAACTTTACAATCTTTACTTCAAGATCAAATACAGTCCTTTGGATCTCATATGTTCAAGGAAGGGAGTGTAATTGTTCCTGGTGGTATTTCTTATGACGGGCAATTTTATGCGGTAAAGTTAAATTCTTTAAATTCTGGTGTCGATATTTCATTATATCTTGAAAATTTCATAGGAAAAAAAATAACAGGTCAAGTATCTGGAACTACAGCAAAAATTCAACATGTTGAATTTGTAGATGGTATTAATGTTGATGATATAACAATATATGTAAAATATATAGATTCTGATAATAATTTCACTTTCAATCAATTTGAAGATGGAGAATCTTTAAGTGCTACTGAAAATGTACAGTATGGAAATACAACAATTACTGCAGGAACACCTTTTGCATCTCTAATATCATCTAATGCAACATCTATAGGATCTGCTGCATCTATTAGTAATGGAATATATTTTGTTAGAGGTTATTTTGTAAAGGTTGCAGATGAAACTATAATTTTAGATAATTACACCAATACTCCATCATATAGGGTTGGATTAAAGGTTGATGAGACGATTATCAGTGCAAAAGAAGATGAATCTTTATATGATAATGCTAAAGGATTTACTAATTATGCTGCTCCAGGTGCAGATAGATTTAAAATAGGTTTATCACTTACCAAAAAATTAATAAGTGACACTAATGATCTTGATTTTATTGAACTTTTAAGAGTTAAAGATGGTAAAATACAAAAACTCAATACAAAAACACAATATAATGTAATTCGTGATTATTTGGCATCAAGAACTTATGATGAGTCTGGAGATTATGCTGTAACTCCATTCAATCCATCAGTGCATAATTCATTAAATAATAGGACAGGTAATAACGGTATATATTTTGATAATGAAAAAACAGAACAAGGAAATGAACCTTCCGATGACTTAATGTGTCTTAAAATATCTCCAGGAAAGGCATATGTAAGGGGATATGATATTGAAAAACCAGGAACAACAATTATTGATGTAGATAAACCAAGAGATACAGAATCATTATCTAACGTAGTTATACCATTCGATATGGGAACTCTTCTAAAAGTTAATAAGGTAAATGGAACAGTAAAACAAAGAGAACAGGTAGGATTAAAGAATAGATTAGCGGGAGATTTCGGTGCTCAAATTGGAGAAGCAAGAGTATATTCATTTAACCTTACTGATTCTAAGTATGAGGATGCATCTACAGAATTTGATTTAAGATTATATGATGTTCAGACATGGACTAAATTGACATTAAATCAAAGTGTTGATGCTGATGATGTTCCTACAAGTGCTTTTGTAGAAGGTAAAAGTAGTGGTGCTACTGGTTTTGCAGTTTATCCTGGTGGTAATAGTGCACATATTTACTTGAGGCAAACTTCTGGTACTTTTTCCAAAGGAGAGGGTTTACTAGTTAATGGAATAGACCTTTCAAGAATAATTAAAGAATTTTATGCGTATGGAATTAGAGATGTAAAATCAGTAGGTCAAATATCACAAACAGGATTTCCTTCTTTTACTGCAAACACAGTTCTACAAAGATTCAGAATTCGTGGAATTGACCAAATAACTGTTCCATCTGTTGGAGGATCTGGAGGGACTGGTGTTGTGACTGTAACATCTGGAGGAAATGCTACATTTACTGGTGTAACAACAGATACTATTATTGCCTACCAACAACCTGGAATTAATACTGAAACATATAATAGAATTTCTAATATTGCATCAGATGGTTTATCAATAGAATTAAGTCCAATAGTTTCTGGTGTTAATAGCACTGGTGATGTTTATGTTGGAAAAGTACCAGAAGGTGGTATTGCTGGAATTCCTACTGGTTCATTAGTTACTCCATTTGCCATGGCACCTAGTGTAAGAAGTAATGGAGGATTATTTGCACCTTTACCAAATTCTAACATATCTTCAGTAGATCTTACTGCATCTACATTGACTATTTCTGAGCAAATAACTGGAGAAGATACTGATAGTAGTGGTGAACTTCAATTTGATCTTGCATCTGTAGGAATTACTAGTGCTGCATATGCAACTTTTGATCAGGAAAGATATTCTGTAGTCTATCATGATACAGGAGTTCCAGCTACTATTGAAAGTAGTCAATTTAATATTACCAATAATACAGTAACCATTAATGGATTACGTACAGGTCAAACAGATAATCTTGTAGTAGATACTACACTTGTTAAATATGGTATTCAAAGTAAAATAAAACAATATAATAGAAGTGCATCTGTTGTAATTTCAAGATCCAAATATAAACAATCTGGATCTACAGCAAATAACAGTTTAAATGATGGACTAACTTATAATAAGTATTATGGTGTAAGAGTTCAAGATGAGGAAATATGTTTAAATTATCCTGATGTATCAAAAGTAGTATCTGTTTATGAATCATTAGATAGTTCAGATCCAACTTTAGATAAGATTCAATTTACATCAACTGCTAGTGTTCATACCAATACTATAATTGGAGAACATATAATAGGTAGTACAAGTAAAGCAACAGCAAGAGTTGTTTCATCACCATCAGCAAATAATTTAGAAGTTGTTTATTTAACAGGTGATAAATTAGTTGCGGGTGAATCTGTGCTTTTTGATGAGTCCAAATTAAATACTGAAATTGAATTAATTACTTTAGGTAATTACAAAAATATAACTGATAACTTTAATTTAGATAAAGGACAAAAATCAGAATATTATGATTTTTCAAAAATTGTTAGGAGAAAGGGAACTGAAGAACCATCAAGCAGATTATTAGTTGTATTTGATTATTATTCAGTGCCATCTGATGATGATGGAGATGTATTCACTGTTCTCAGCTATGACAAAGAAAGATATTCAGAGGATATTCCAACAATTAGTCCTTATGGTATAAGAGCATCTGATACTCTTGATTTTAGACCTAGAGTTTCTGTATTTGATCCTGCATCTGCAGTAGCCAGTCCATTTGATTTTACTTCTAGAAATTTTGGTGATAGTCCAAAATATCTATTATTATCTGATGAAGGTTCTATGCTAGGTTATGATTATTATCTACCTAGAATTGATAAATTATATCTAGACAAATTTGGTAAATTTATTTTAGAAAAAGGTAAGTCTTCAAAATATCCTAAACCACCCGTAAAAAATGATGCATTGATGCAAATTGCAACAATTAATCTTCCTCCATATTTGTATAATCCACAGAATGCAACTATATCTTTAATTGATAATAGAAGATATACTATGAGAGATATTGGTAATATTGAAGATAGGGTAGAAAATTTAGAAAAAGTAACAACATTATCATTACTTGAATTGGATACTCAAGTTCTTCAAATTCAAGATGCTGATGGAAGAAATAGATTTAAGAGTGGATTTTTTGTTGATTCCTTTAAAGATTATTCTTTAATAGATAGTCAATTGTCTTCAGTGCAGATAATAGAAAGATTAAATGAGTTAGTTCCTATTGTTAGTAGAAATAGTATTGCATCACAATTAGTAACACTTGATGAATCTACTCCACAAAATCAAGATTTTAATGAAAATTTCTTAACATTAGATCCTAATATACAAAAAACTGGAGATGCTATAACTTTAAAATATGAAGAAATTGATTGGTTAGAACAACCAATGGCAACAACTAGTGAGAATGTCAATCCATTTCATGTTGTAGTTTATACAGGAAATATTGAATTAAATCCACAGAGTGATAGTTGGGTTAGAACTATTCAACTACCAGATAATAATATTCACATCACTAATTCTCAAACTATAACTCAAAATCTTACTAGTTCAATATCTTTAGATTTGGGAACAGTTAGCGATATATCTATTAATACAAGAACTCGAAGGGTGCCAAATCCTGGAAGAAGAGGAACATCACAGACACGAATAACTGGGTTTAGAGATACTGATACAACAAATAGAAATGTAAGTAGTAGTGAAACTACTAGTCAATCAACTTCATTTAATGTGGATGATGTTAATACTAGAAATGAGTTAGTAGCATCTGGTGATGAAGAATTTATGAGATCAAGAAATACTCAATTTATAGCAACAAATCTTAAACCATCTACAAGATATTATCAATTCCTTGATGGTAGAAGTGATGTTGATTTTGTTCCAAAATTAATTGAAATTGCGACAGATTCAACTTTAAATACTGCGGGTGCTACTAATGCATTTGTTGTAGGAGAGACTGTTACAGGTTATGTGGATGATGTAGAGTTAATTAAATTTAGAGTTTGTAGTCCTAGACATAAATTTGGACCATTTAACAATCCAACATCAATATACACTATTAATCCATATAATAAAACTGAATCTATTTCAGAAACTTATAGTCAATCATCTAAAATCCTTAATGTTGATACAACAGCATTATCTACAGAAGCACAAGGATTATATTCTGGATATCTAACTGTAGGAATGAAATTAGTTGGAGAAAATGGTGCAGAAGCTTATGTCAAAGATTTAAGATTATTAAGTGATAATTATGGAGATGTAATTGGAACATTCTTTTTAAGAAATCCAAATTCAAGTCCAGTTCCTTCAGTTAGAATAGAGACTGGTACTAAAACATTTAAATTAACATCAAGTCCTACAAATGAACGTGGTGCTCCTGGAAGCAATGAAATTTCTCATGGAGAAGGAAGATATAGTTCTACTGGAACACTAAATCAATGGGAGAATACAGTAACAACTACAGCTAATGAAACGATTCTTGAAACAAATTTAACTACAAATGCAAGTGCTAATTTGACTGTAAATGAACAAGAACTTGATGTAGTAACGACTGAATATTATGATCCTTTGGCACAAACATTTATAGTTGGTGGTAATGTTGAAGCACCATCTGATATTGACCTAAGTGATGATGTAAATGGTGTATTTTTAACATCTGTTGACTTGTTCTTCCGCACGGTAGATAGTGGAAATGCTCCTCTTAGAGTTCAGGTAAGAACTGTTGATTTAGGATTCCCTACTTTGAATACTGTTGGAAAAACTGTTACATTAAGACCTACAACAACAGATGCTAATGGAAATATTGTAAGTAATATACAAACATCGGAAGATGGATCTGCTGCAACTAATGTAAAATTCCCAGAACCAATTTATTTACCACCAGGTAGAGAATATGCCATAGTAATAATTTCTGCAAATAGTGATGAATATACAATGTGGACTGCTGAAATGGGTAAAGCAACTGTAGAAACAACAACTATTCCACCTACTGAGAATGCAGTATCTGCAGTATATGAAAGACAATTTGCACTTGGAAGTTTATTTAAATCTCAAAATGGTTCTATATGGACACCAAATCAATATCAAGATCTTAAATTTAAATTATATAAAGCAAACTTTACTCAAGAAACGGGAACAGCCTTTTTCTATAATCCAGAATTAAATAGAAGTAATGGTTATATTCCAACATTAGGATTAGATCCCATAAGAACTCTATCTAAGACTGCTACCATTGGTATTAGTTCTATTCCTGGTAGTGATTCAGATGCAATTGGAATATTAACAGTAGGACGAAAACTTTCTGGTGTTAATGGTAAAGGTGGATCTGCTACTATTGTTGGTAGAGGAAGTTCAGTAACTGGTATAACTACAACTGAAGCAGGACTCAATTATATAACTGATAGTTCTGTAGATACCTATAATATTGTTGGTAGTGGTTCTGGGTTAAAATTAAATATTACTGGTGTAGATGCTACAACAGGAGCTATTAATACATTAGAATTTACAAGTGTTGGTGGAGAACGTGGTACAGGATATCAGACTGGAGATGTTGTAGGTATTGTAACTAGCACTGTTACAGGATCAACAGCTACGTATGGAACAGGTAGTGGTGCTAAAATTACTATCGGTAATGAGTTTCATTCAGGAATATCCACTGATATAGACACTTTATTTGTATCTAATCTATCAGGTGAAGTTGGTGGTTCTGGAAAAGAATTTACGACAGGAATAGGAGTAAGTTACTATAATAATTCAGGTACTATAGTTGGATTAACTACTTACACAATCACTACTGCACAATCAACTGGTGGAGAATTTTCTGGAAATCGGATTAAAGTATCGCACTTTAATCATGGAATGTATTCCAATACTAATAAAGTTGTATTGAGTGATATTGAATC